ATTCTTATGCCTAAAGATACAAAATCTTTAGGTAATAACAAAGCCCCAGCTTGTGAAAGTCGGGGCTTTGTGCGTAAAAGAAAGAAGGGGTGCATTTTGACACACCTTCTTTTTCAATCTTTCAAGGTATCAAATCGCTATTCTTTAGAAAACATAAAAAGATGGCAGAGAATTATATCGTTAATTATCAGATAAACGTGAACTCCAACCCAGCATTGGAGTCTATACGTAAGTTTCAGCAAGCCACGGCTGAAATGGAAGCGTTGACAAAACGCTTTGATGTTATTGCAAAAAGCATTGGCAAAGTCAACTCTGCATTGGCTTCTATCAATACAAAACCAATTGATATAAAAATTAATACCAGCGCAGCAGAGCAAGGCCTCAAACGTATATTGGGACACCTGGAGGCAATCAAGAAACAATCAAAAGCTGTATTGGGTGGGGCGGCAAGTAAGCCTTTGTATTCATTTTCGGATATAAAGAAGCTTCACAACACTATCAATTCAATAAACGGTACTTTAATACAGCCAAAGGCTAATACGGATAACGCCATAAAAAGTCTCGACAAATTATTGGCGAAAATTAATGAGATTAAATCAAATAGCAGGATTACCATAACAGCAAGCGCTGCCGGAGCCTCCAAAGCAGCTTCCAGCAATACCTCCAGAGCCGGTATCCCAGTTGTACGCATGGCAAGGGAAACAGGAGCTGGACACAGTACCTACTTATACCCGTCTACCCGACAGGTATTGGGGCCAACATATGCTAATACGGGAACAAATGTTGCTGGAGAAATGATTAAGGGCATGGGGGTTGCCTATGGACTCAGCTCTTTAATGTCGGGGGTAACTTCTGTTTTTAGGGATGCTTCTGCCTATGATAACATAACTCAAACCACTAAAAACATCCTTCAGGCTCACGATAAAAATATAGGTTTCGAGGCCCGATTTGACGAAATGAACCAACTCATGCGCCAGGTTGGTGTGGAAACCAAATATACGGCTCCGCAAGTTGCTGAAGCCGGTAAATTCTTGGCTATGGCGGGGTTTGATGTTGATCAGATAAAACAAGCCGTTCGCCCTATATCAGATATTGCACTTGTTGGTGATACAGATTTGGGAGAGACAGCGGATGTCGTAACCAACATTATGACCGCTTATGAAATCCCCGCAAAGCAAATGGATAACACAGCCGATATTCTTACAATGACATTCACAAAAACAAACACAACATTGTTGGAGTTGGCAGAATCATTTAAGTATGCTGGTACGGTAGCTCACCAATCAGGACTGGATTTTGAAACAGCATCTGCTGCATTAGGTGTATTGGGCGATGCCGGTTTGAAAGGTTCTCATGCAGGTACAACATTGCGTATGATGTTGTTAAATATGATGAACCCTACAAAAAGGGGACAAGAAGCGTGGGATTTATTAGGTATTAGTACCAAAGACAAGAACGGCAACCTGAGGAATTTTACTGATATTTTGAGCGAATTGCATGAGAAGCAGCAAAGTATATCTTCCGGTGATTTTACAACATTAATCAACGAAATGTTCAGAGTTACCGCAGCGCCGGGTGCGTTGGCATTGATAAATAATGTGGGAAAGGTGCAAGAAGTAACCGGACTCAACAAAAATTCAATGGGGCTTGCTTCAAATTTGGCTGATGAGAAGAAAAACACCATACAGGGTCTGTGGTATCAGATGACTTCCGCATTTACGGAAACTGGAATGCAAGGATTTGAACAGATGCAGGGAGCAATCCGTGATTTTCTCCAACGAATGATTGAGTTGATGAAATCTCCCCAATTTGCCACAGCATTGAAAAACGCAATGGATATGTTCTTGAAAATAACCAATGTAATTGTTGACGTATTTAACAAGATTATGACCATGTGGAATTTGGTACCCAATTGGGGTAGAACAGCATTACAATGGTTTATAAAAATCCAAATGGTATCAGGTGTTGTTGCGGGAATCGGGCAGAGTATATTAAGTACTGTGTTGATGGTACGTGCAGTGTTTATGGGAGATTGGTTATCAAAATTCCTTTTAAAACCTCTTTTTACTGCTCTTGTCTATATGGTACGGATATATAATATAGAAAAAAGTATTTATGGTCTAAGTAAGGGAAGAGCAATTCTTAATACATTGGGCGGTAGCTTGCGGTACGGTGGTGGTAAAATCAAACAGTGGCTTGTTAGTGGAGAATCAATAGGTAATATTGTTGCAAATAGTGGCGGTAAAACAATAAATAATCTTACCCAAATGGGTGGAGCAACACTATGGGGAATTATAAAAAAAATTACGCGTTCTTTATTAACCAAACCTATGGGCTGGGGCTTTATGGTAGGAGCAGCTATCATTCATATAGGTTCTAAGATTGATGACGCATATAAAATAACAGAAGCCGCCCGCCAGGCCAATGAAGCATGGGCACAAAGTTATCGTAATTTGAATGTCGACAAACTTAAATTGTCAGACCCAGATGCTTTAATGATAGGTAATATGCGCATATTCAATAACGAATTGTTAACCCAAAACGAGCGTATTGCCCAGTCTACTGAATTATGGCATCGTTATTGGATAGAAAAGAACGGTTCCAAACAAAGCGTGGATGATCAGACCAAGTTCTTTGATACAGCCGCAGGCAGAGATCCGGAATTGCTACAACGATTGGAAGCCGCAGACCAATGGACAGGCGTAGATAAAACTTTCCGCTCATTGTTCAATGCTTTGGGAATGAAGCAGACTTTCCAAAAAGGATTGAACGGGGAAAATTATTATGCGTATGAATTGCACGGACGTACTTTAAGCGGAACAAATACAAATGTTTTTGCGAGTAATGGAGAAATAAGCGAACAGGTAGCCGTTCAAATGATGCTGGCTCAATTGGCGGATCATAATTCCAAAGAGAATCTGGATTTGAGCAAATATCTTTTGCACACAGCCACTTCTGCTCGCAATTCCAAGGATTTGTCTAATATATTAAGGAATGCCGCAGATAGGTTTATTCCTAAAATGGGTAGTTGGGATCCTAAATGGGATTGGATTAGTGCAGAAACATTCCACGATGACATGACTGAAGGGGACGTGCACCGTTCACAAGCGTATATACGGCACCTGATTAAGATTATGCAGGGAACAATTAGCGCGTGGAACGATTATGCTTCAATTCTTAGGGATTTTGAATCCGGCCAAACCATAGACCCTATAAGAACCCAAAGAATATTACAAGGATTGTTTGGCCCCTTATTTGATCCTACAGAAGGGTTGTTCGGAACCGAAGGTTGGACCAAGCGCGTGCAGGATATTGTAAACAATCCAGATAAATATAATTTAGAGAGCGAACAGGCTGCTGTTGATTATATTACAGAAACATTTGACCGATTGCTTTCCTGGTATGATGATTTATATTCCGGGCACAAATCATTGTTTGCCCCGTTCATAAACCGAACGCCTATACAGAATCTTTTGAAAGAAGGGGATGTACTGCCAGCTGGTGGATTTTATGGACCTAAGGGCGAAGGGGAGACCGCAATCTTTGGTGGTGTAAAGTATGTATCAAAGTCGGTTGCTCCATACGCTACCCCTCAATGGGTAGATACAACCGGGAAAATATATACTCCCAAATCAGGCAAGGACGCCTTTCAATTGGATCCGACAACAGACCAAGATTTGGCTTCCAGTATTCATAATGGTTTGGACCAATCTAAATACAAAAGCCATTATAATAATTACAATGCCGCTCCCAAACAAATGATAGTACGTATTGAGAATTTAATGCGCGTTGATCACCAAACCATTGATATGACGGATGAGAGGCAGTCTGCGGCACTGGCAAATATAAAACGGGAAATGGCCGCAGCTTTATTAGATGTAGTTCAAGATTTTAATGAAAATATAGCATAATATGAGTTTTGTCAGTTCTTCATTTTCTAAATTAACAATAAATGTCGGCAATGGGTTAGCGCATACAGGTATAAATGCAGCTTTTTATGCCGCTAATTATAAAAAAAGAGATGGTCAGTTGAAGTTTATATCCAATAGAGGATACAGTAATGTGTTTGTGTACGCTGCAAAAAGAACAATGATGCAGATGACTTTTGCCACCATCAATGACCTTTATCCTAAATATATACGCCAGTTGGACAGAAAAAAAACTGCTGAGTCTTATCAAAATAATCAGGGAAAAGAACTCCAAAAAATCATAGAGAATGGTCAGAAAACAGATCAAGACACCTTTAATAAGCAGGGGGTAACTTTAAAGTATCGGGGAAAGCCGGCGAACGAGGGGTTACTTCTTTGGATTAAAAACGAGAGCGGCCAGCCACAATCAACGGCTTTTAATACATATTGGGATAAAATAAAGGGGCTAAGTAATGAAGCTGCTGTCAGTTCTTCGCTAAATGCAGCTACAGAGGTAAAAGTGCCTGGAGAATTGGTGTTCTTGGATTTGGGAGCCATTGTGCAGGCACAGAGTTCTAACAATCTCGTGCTTACTAAGGTGCAGGGGCGAGATTGTTCTCGTAAAGAATTGATTTCAGGGGGCGACGTTAGTTTCACTGTAACAGGAGAAATTACAAGTAATTATCCGGACGTATATCCATATGCAGAAGTATCCAAATTCATTACATTAATGCAACACAAGGGTGTTATTCAGGTATTTAACCTGATGTTCCAGCAATTTAATGTTACTCAAATTCTGATTAAAGATTTCAATATGGGGCAGAAAAAGGGGTTCAAGAATGTTCAACCGTACAGCTTCACATGTGTTGCCGTTGAACCTGATGATGCAGTAAAAGTCGTTGAAGACACTATCAATGGAACTAATATTGAAATATCGCAAATGAATAAAAAGGGGTGGGCTAAGGTGTTGCTTGACCAGGTAAAAGCATCTGCTGCCAATCAGGCTGCCCAGATGATAGAAACATTAACATCAAATGTGATTTAATTATGAAGAGTTCTAATGCAATCGCATACCAAGACGGATTGGACATCTTGGTATGCAAAATTATAATTTGGGAACCAGCCGATAAACAGGTTATAGACATTAGCGATCCGGACGAGAACAAGTGCCTGGTATTGCGTGAATGTCAAAGTATAGAAATAGAAGAGTCTTATAAAAAACTTATAGGTACAGCTTCTGTAAGATTTCCAAGAGGAACTGTGATAAAACGTACTGTTACAGCTAATGGAATAGAAGAAGATGGGGTTACTTCTATATACACCGAACGTTTGAACGATGGGGCAATAATCGAAAAGCGTCCCGGTTATTCAGTGGCCCAACCAAAAGACTTTAAAGTTGGGCAACGAATCCGTATATATTTAGGATATTACCGGGACAAAGGAAAAATATTTGCGAACGAAAAAGTCCGCCAGCAAGAAATGGAAAAAGAAGCGTTGGGACACGCGCCTAATTTTGATGGATATATTGTCAAATGTGGCGTCTCCACTCCAATAGAAATCAAATGTGAAAGTGTTGCGAGTAACCTTAAACGGAAGACTTGCCCAAACATCCTGATAAACAATGCTACCATTTCAGATTTATTAAAGGCTGGAGGAAAGTACGATCTATTGAAAGGCACAGGATTGGAGTTACACCCAGACACCTTAAAAGAGAAAATAAACATCGGAAAAATCCAATTAAGTGATGACCTTACGATAGCAGATGTACTAACCGAATGGGGAAAATATGGTTTGTATTGTTTTCTCTGTTATGATAACGACAAGCCATATATAAAGGTTGGAATGCCCTTTTCCAAGAACAAAAACATGCTTATAGAGAACGACAGCGAACCATCAATGGGAACATTGATTCAATTCAATTACCATGTGGCAAATGACAACCTTACACTAATGAACGTAGATCCGGCATATCTGGCTGTTTCAGCCGAGGGATTCCGAATGGAAGGAAAAAAGCAGATTAAATATAGTATAACTATAAGGCTAAATCCGGAATGGACTGGAAGCAGCGACACCGAACACAAGAAGTTTCAACTTCTCAATGAAACCAAACTGAGTACAAAAGCTATGAAGTTGGGGGCGGTCACTAAATCCAAGTCCAGAGACCGTGTTGATTTAAGCAAATACACTGTTATCCCCTACATATCCAGAAAAATAGGTGTTACAGAAAGCGAATTGGTTCAGGAAGCTGAAGAATATTTTGAGAATTATAACCAAAATGGAGTGGATGGAACCTTGGTTATATTCGGAGATCTAAACATTAAAGCTGCTGCAAAAGTTGAGTTATTAGATTTCAGAGAACCTGAGAAAAACGGTTGGTATCGTGTAGAAGAAGTGAATACGAAATTTGGAGTGAGTGGTTTTCGGCAAACCCTGAAATTGCCGTATTGCATAGCAAAACCCGAAAAAGAATAATTATATGAAACACATCACAAACGATTTAAGCGCAAACGAAACTATCTATGAAGCAATCAGGCAAATAGCTTTTCATAAGTTAGTTAATCCACGTACCAACGTAATGAAAAACACATCTAAAATATCAGGTTACGTTGTAAAAGTTCATACTGACGCTGATGATGCGCTGTGTGGAACGGTGGATGTACAAGAATATTTATCAAGCCTTTCAGAACAACAGTCTTTGGAAAATGGCTTGCCGGTAGGTTTGCATGAAGGGGTGTACCTTTCTGCTATCCAAAACAATGAAAACGGTATGGTGATTATCCCTTATCTTTATTCAGACGTAGTAATCACAACAGACCCCGCAACATTGCGTGAATACGTTATCCAATATTCTCATGCTGACACAGTACAAATAGATGCACACAATAAAGTTGTTATTGGGGTCACAGAAACCAAGGAATGGGAGGACTCTGAGGACTCTCCTGATATAGATGAACTGGAAAAGACAGGGGTTCATGCGCACACCACTTACACCCCTGTATCTATATTGTCAGAGGTAGCTAAGGGGGATAATGAATCAGATAAAAGTATTTTTCAAGTCACTGCTGATAACATTGTATCTCAGCATGATAAAAGCCAAATACTTCTTGATGCTAAACAGATTTTAGCTAAATACAATGCTAAGGAAATTGTAATAAAAGAGGATGGGGTGTATTTGGGTAGCGGCAGCGCTAAGGAACCCGGCGTATTAGGAAATCAATTAGCAACTTTATTGGTTGATTGGTTAGGAACATTATCCCAAATGATGACACCAACAATGATGGGTCCTCAGCCACCAGCTAACTTAGCAAAATTTGTGTCTCTACAAGCAAAAGTTAATTCATATAAGGCATCCATATCAGGATTTTTATCAAAAACCGTAAAAATCGCAGAATAATGGCAAAACTAAATGAAGGTATATCACAAATAGAAAAGGGGAGCATACTGGAAACAATGTACAATCGTTTCGTGTCAGGTATGGAGCAAGCGTCTCACGAAACGCTCCCTGATTTTACAGGGCCAGAGTACGTTGATGGATATGTAGTAAATGAAGAGAAGATTAATGCTGAAATAAACGATTATGAAGATATTACCCGAAAAAACGCCGCTTATTTATTGGCAAATACGATTGTCGGTAGTTTGACAGGAGGAGGCGGTGATGGCGGGGGAGGTGGAGGCGGTTTTGTTTCCATCAACGGTGATTCTATGGCGGGGAAATTGAACGCCTTGTATGGTTTTGCGGCAGGATTTAATGGCATCAAAATTCTGGATGTCTATCAAATTTCTAAGCCTAACCAAGATAAAAAGACAAGCATCGTCTCTATTGATGGAGAATTGCATTTGTCTTCATGCGGACTGTATATCAATAATGCGAATATACTAAAGTATGAGAACTATATACTGTCCATTAAAGCAGGCAATATATTATTGGACGGTAATGTCATGTGCAGTGGGCGCATCACATTAGAAGAACTGGAGATTTCCAATAACGGTATTAAGTATAAAGATTATGACTTTTATCATGCCGGCAACTCTAACAAAGAAGATGTTAGCTGGACCATGAAAGACGGAACAGTTGCAGGAAACTTATCTGTATCAGGAGACGGTGTTTTTGGATCTTCAGTGTCTGCTTTGTATGGTGTTAAATTAGGGTTTGAAGGTACAGATGTATTGTCCGTTTCAGCTCCAAGATTAGCCCAATTAAGGGGCGATTTGAACCTAATTGGATGGGTAGGGATACAGTTGAATGGAAATTACGTTATTCATGCAAAAAACAGCAATATCATATCTTTTTCTGCCAATGATAAAATTCTAAATTTTGGGGATGATGGCACCAAACAAATAAATCTACAAACCAGTGTTTACGATGATGACGGTGAATATGAATTGATTTCAAAGTTCGGTTCTGCTTATTTCCCCGCATCGTTTAAAGCCGGTCATGGATTAGGAAATGTATTGGTTGAGACATACAAGAAATCTTCCGAAGATGCAGGATTAATTTTCAAACGTTACATAAGATTCAATACAGAAGACGGGCCAGGGTTTTATAGTAACGGTGATACGATATTCCTTGAGGCTCCATTCAAATATAATAAAGGATCTGGAGATAATGTCACTCCGACAGTAGAAGTAAAAGAGTCATCTTTCGGCTATATAGAATCATCAAGTTTATACGCACCGTTAAACCGAAAGTCATCCAGTCTTAAATTTTCTACAGACGCTGATTTCTTTGTTTTTAATAAAGCTATTGAGGGGGAAAATTCAATAGGAATTGCAAATTCTAAAACCCGCCTTCTTGACAATGAACTATTCTTTAATGATTCAATCTACTGGCTGGCTTTGGAAAATGGGGTTAAGCATTACGGTGATGCCTATTTTGTGAACAATATTGGCTCCGTTGTTTTCTCCAGTGGTTTTGCAGGAAGCGGTTGGGGGATTATTCAAAATTTATTGACTGGCAATATAGAAGCGACATTTGATGGGCTTACAATTCGTAAAAAAGCAAGGTTCTATGAATTGGAAGTACAAAAGCAATCTGTTACTAATGGGTCTTTGTGGGTCAGTGACTCTTGTTCCGGAGACTTGGTAGAAGAAATAGCATAAATGGCAATATACACATTCAAAAAATATAAAATTTCTCTTCAACACGACACAAAAAAAACTCAAGGATTACGCACCGGAGATATAATCAGAAGACAATATTTTGACGGTAAAAATTTGGTTTATTCCTTAATGTGTGTATTAAATTACGGAAAGGAAGAGGTACTTGATCCTAAAACCGGCAGAACTGTTGAACGTAATTATTTTATAGGAGCATTGCTCGAAGGTGATGTGCCAAAATCGGAGCAGATATTGGATTTTGCACGCATCACCAATTTATTTGACACTTCCCGTTCCGGCGCTATGTATTTGACAGGCTCTGATGACCAGTCACCATACATGGATGTAATAGATGGCATTGGAAGAAATGCCAGCTTGTGTTGGCCTGAAAATGTAGCTACAAAAGATTATACAAACCCAAAATCTCAGTATATAGTGAAGGGGGCGGTAGATGCTGATTACCAGCCGTCAATAGAGGATAACTATCGGGTGCTCCATTTAAAACGACAGGATACAGAGGATAAAAACTTTATTGGAATTCAACAAGACTTCAAAGAATACGTCAAAAATCCCAATAGAGTGCTCATATCTTATAAAATCAAGTCTTCCAGTGAATTATCCTGCAAGATAAGTTTGGGCTTTCAGGACGGCACACGGATTGATGGAGAAGAGGATTATACAGTCACGACAGATTGGCAATACAAACTACATGCTGTTACCATTGATTATTCAGGAAGGTATTTACGTACTCTAAAATTGGATACATCTTCCATGAAAGCACATGATGAAGTATGGATAGCGGACTTCAATATCATTTTGCTTTCCAGTGTTACCAATTTTAATGATGCTTGTCACACTCGTGTAGGAAAGCTAACCGGCATTATAGACCCTGTTTTTGGGCAGTTGGATAGTTATGGAAGTTATATACAAAAACTTTTTGCTTCTGGCTCTGCTCATATATCAGGAACTTTAACAGCAGGGGATGAAAACGGATTTGCTGCAACCTTTTATGCAGGAAAGATACATAGAAATACTTTCGTTAACTCATTGAATGTGGAGTTTACAACACCTGTAATCACGGATGATCATATTGACAACCCAACAGGTATAGGTAATGTGTATAAGATTGATGGCAATGCCACAATGAGGGCACAGACCAATAAATGGCTATTGAAAAATATAGGCCAATCTTATACCTTATCGTTTTGGCTGTATGCTGAGGCTGGTGGACAACTCTCAGTACTTCAAAACAATAAGGTTATTGGCACTATACAAATAGAAGAAAGTGCAACCTTATATTGGCAAAGACACAAAATCTCTTTTGAGTTACAGTCCCCACAAGAGAATGATGACTTAACGATTTCCTTACTTCCAGAATTAGTTGATCCAAGTGCATACATTTATTTTGTTGCTCCACAATTAGAGTCAGGTAATACAGCTACCCAATACCAACCAACAGACGATGTATTGAGAGAAACCAATGATTATGGTGCATGGTTCAATAGAGGAGGGATTGGCGGAACAATTCAAAACCCATTATTACAACTGAATTTTGATGGGAAAGGCGGTATTGGTACTAAAAATAAGTCGTTTTTTCTCGGATACGATGGCTCTGGGTATTTGGCAAACAAAAATATAGAATGGGATCATGATGGACATGTTGTTCTTGGGGATGATGTCACTATATCATGGGGTAACATTGCAAATACTCCAGGTTGGATTGATGATTGGGATTCTAATAAAACTGTGATTGGTGGCGAATCATTGATTACACCCAAAATCTTTGTTGGTAAAAAAATAGAAAATGAAGAAGGGTTAACAAATATCACAGGAGTTTATATAGGTCCTAATGGCAATGGAGCAGGCGTTTACGGATATAAAGAAGGCATTGACATATTTCATATTAATGAACGTGAGGGGAAAATTGCAGGCTGGGTAATAGATACTAATAAAATTTGTACTGAAGATTTAAAGCTATCCATTAATGCTGAGGGCAGTATAATAGCTCAAAATGAGTATGCAGAAGTTTTATGGGGGATATACAAAAGCGGTAAGGCAATATTTTCCAAAAACAATGTTCGATTTTTAGAAGATGGGTCTGCATATTTTAAAGGAGAAATTGAATCTGCTTCTGGAAAAATAGCAAATTGGACAATAAAAGAAGACGCCATATACATGGGTCAATTCTCCGATACCGGAACCACAGCAAGTCCAGAAGATATTACAATTGGGAAAACAGGTCTGAGAGGCTACAGTTGGTATTTAAACAGTAATGGTGACGGTGCATTAGGACATGGGTGTATTAGTTGGAACAGTAAGGGACAAGCCAATATCACATCTACAAAATCCGCAATGTTGGTGGCTGTAGATAAAAATGAAGACAATAGTTATAATTTAAAATTTAATTACAACCTGTCAAATGATATTGACCTATTTCATATTGGAGACATCTGCTGGGGGTGCGTTAACAGTAATAGTCCGATAGTTTCATGGTTTCGTATTACAAATGTAGCTACATCTGTGAACACGATCACTGTTGTAATGTATCCAAATGAAGATGTTCCGGGAGGCGTTAATTACGAGCCTATGCCTCAAATGCTTGTATCTGTTTACGGAAATGCTGACATTGAAGATTTAGAACGGTCCAGAAATTTTAAATTCGATATAAGAAAACAAAGTATGTTATTCTTATCGAATATACACAAGCCGATATTGGAGGACTACAACTACTCAATCAGCATCGGCAGATTTCCCCGTACCAAGGCACTTGAAAAGCTGCCGATTTCCGAGAATGAGACAGGCGTCATGGCACAGACGGTCATTGCCGAGAAATTCTACCAACTCGACCACAACGGTGATGTCGTTCCCAACAAGGTAGACCGGGGCGTCTGGTCGCTGGAAACGGCCCAGAGCGGTGCTCCTTACCGTTTTGTGCAATACGAGCTGGCAAAGCCTTCCGGCAACGAATATACCCTGCTGGAACAGCATACGGTCTACCACCTTGGCTGCAAGTGGGGCTGTCTGAAGGACAAGACAACCGACGAACCGAAATGGAACTCCCCTTCATGGGGACTCCTTGAGGGCGACAGCAGGTATTCGCTCCAGCTCTCCCTTTCAGGCGGGGAGGCATTCGTCATAGGAGGTGTGGATACGGTAATGTCCGGGCGCGTTTTCTATGGTACAATTGACATAACGGATGATGTGATGGCGGACGGTGCCACCGAAGTGGAATGGTTCCGTGACAGCGGCAATGTTCCGGCGGACAACCTCTGGACGCCAGAGTACGTGGATGGCAACAGGCTTGCCATCCATATCGACAACGGGAACCAGCACGGGGTCGGTTCAGACTTCGGCTTTGTAAGCAGGTCCGTTGCCTTCGTATGCCGGGTATTCATTCCGGTTGAAGGGGAAATGCAGCAGATAGAACAGAGATTTGGTTTTGACATATTATAACTATGGGAATAAAGAGTAACAAACAGCAGGGGCGTATTTATGTGAGTCCCCTTTCCATCCAGGGAGAGATAATAGTATTGTCGGGCAGTCCCGTGCAGACCTATGACAAGCAGCTGCGGGAATACAGCCCCGACCGGACCCTGACACCGCTGGTCATCGTACCGAAGGTATCGGCCTTCGATGAGAAGACGGTATTCGGTGAAATGGAACTCACGGGGGTGGAGTGGTTCGAGGGTGCGCCCCGTGACAAGTCGGCCAACCGCATCGTCGAGGGTGAGTATTACAGCATTTCCGACGGCAGCGGTGGTGTGCCCAAATATGCGCTTACCATCCGGAAGAACACGCCGCCGGAGAAGCCGGTGGAGTATTTCGGCATCGCGATATTCACGGATCCTCGTACGAACCGCGAGGTCCGCTGTGAACGGAGCGTGAAGTCCTATGCGCACCTTTATGACAACAAGGCGTATTCGCTGCGCCTGAAGGGTGATTCCGTGATGGTGACCGACCCGCTTCGCACAGCCGACCGTTCCGGCTATTGGGAAAGGTCAATAGAACCGCAGCTCTATACGGGCACTGAACCCGTGGATGATGAACACGCCGCATACTTTTGGGACATCCTCGAAAACGGAGCATACCGCCCGGTTACACCGGACGACCCCGGCATCGTCTGCCACGATGGGAACGGTGTATATACAAGAAAGCTGATGTATCAGGCGAAGTATGTCACTGGCGCGAGCTTCCGTTGCCGTGCCTGTGAGTATGCGGGCAGCAGACCGCAGACCCCTACGGACGGGCGGCTGGAAAAGGTTATTGAGGTAAAAACTGAGATGGCAGCTTCCCTCAATTGTGAAATTATCCAGACAAAGGGTTTTACCCTTTCCGATGATATGAAGCAGCCAAGCGCCTATGAAATACGCATCTTCGACAACCGCCGCGAGTACGGTACAGAGTACGGTGACTGGTTCCGCATCACATGGAAAGGCCAGAGTGCGAAGCCGGGCGAGCCGGAGAAGGTGCTGGCAACCGGCGGGCGGACGCTGGAGTTCATTCCCGCGGACAAGGGTTTCCCGGCAGGACATATCTTCCAGGTGTGGGCGGAAGTGGGGCTTCTCACAGGTGAGTCCCTGATGGGCGACGAGGAAGGTGCCGTTATATCCTCGCAGGTTGACGGACAGACGGTATTCATTGCCACGGGTCCGGTATATGAATAATTGAGTAATAACTTTAAACTTTAATCAATATGTACGTAATTGTAGAAAAGGCAAAGCTCGAAGGCAAATTCTTTGGGATAATGAATACCCTTCCGGATGGCAGGGTGTATATTCCTATCAGTGAGATGCGGAATGTGGGTACTCTTCTTGACATCGACATCATTGGTTCGGCACGTGAACTGAAAGAGTTGATTGATAAACAGCAGGAAGCGATGCAGGGTACGGAGGAAATCGACCCCGGTTTCAGTGTGACACCCGAAGAGGAAGAGGAAATAGACCCCGGTTTCAGCCAGGAGCAGAATCCGGACAGCGACAGCGGGGCGTCGGAAGAGGGTGATGGCAGCGTGACCGGTCCGGAACAGCCGGCCGGGGCAAAGACTGACGGAAAAAGGAAAGGAGGCAGACGATGAACCAGAATCAAGTGACCGCTTCACTGGCTATCGTGGCGGTGAGCAACGGAACAACCGTCAACGGGTATGTACGCGTGGACAATGGTCCGCTTATCCAGGCATGGACAAAGGGAAGTGACAAGTATACGCCGGACTTTGAAGCGTTGGCGGAGGACAAACGCCCTATTGTCATCGTCGTATTGCGGGATGTGAGCAGCGGGCGCATCCTCATCCCTTCCAGGCTTGTTTTCAAGTACAACGGTACCGAACTTGCATTCGGGGAGGACGGGCTGTGTACTACGGAACAGTTTGTCGGCATGTTCAAACGCGTAACCGGATACAATGTAAGTGTGGACTCGCAGTCCTATCCCATGACCGGACTTCGCGTCATGAAGAACCTCGTACCCATCTCCGGATATGACAATGACCGCATAACTGTTTCCGGGGAAGTTGAAATTGGCGGGCATACGGTCGCATTCAACGAGCTTGCGACGGATGTTGTTATCCAGGAATCATCGGGTAAACAGTATGAGTTATTCATTACTTCTGACAAGGGTACGCAGATAATCAATCCGTCCGAAGTGCTGACTTTGAAGGCATCGCTGTACAGCGGCGGAGACCTTATCAACGATTTGGGGAACATTACGTTGCAATGGAAGAAGCAACTGCCATCGGGAGAGGCTAACCTCGGAACTCAGGGAACCCAGAACATTGCCGCGAATGATATTGACGGTTCGCTGGTGGTAAGCTGTGAAGCTGTGCAGAATGCGAAGGTCATAGCAAAGGGCTTCATTACCGTGTTCGACCTTAGCGACCCTATACTGGCGGCATTCAAGGTCAAGGGGCTTGCTTCTGACGGGCAGATATATCCGGGAGAGACGGGAACTCTTATTCCGTATGCCTATAAACGCCAGTCCGGAGAGGAAGTGGCGGTGGCAAGCTGGGACTTCGCCACATTCGATGGCGAGAACAATCCGTTCACGCTGTCGGGAAAGGATAGCAACAAGTTCCAAGGAAAGGATATTGCACTGACCTATACGGATGCGGCGCGGGCCAAGACATTCAGAGTAATCGCCACGAATACAAATCCTATTGAGCTATGATGGTGACAGCGTTTTTGAGTGTCGTGGCGGTACGTGAGCCTGACCCGGTGGAATACGTTGACATCGAGTGCCAGCCGGCTGCCATCTCTGTGGATTGTAACAATGTACAGATGATGCCGCTGAAGCTGAAAGCCCTGCACCGCAGCGGGGCTGATGCGGCCCTGCTGGATGTATTCTGGCGGCTGCATGTCCAGTCGGCCGGCAAGGACCTCGGTACGGCGGATTCCCCCGGTGCATCGTCCGAATGGGAATACTACCTTCCTTCTGACAAGTGGGGCAATGCGGATTCCGTGATTGTGGAAGCGTACCGTGATAGTGCCCGCGAGACCCTTCTTGCTCAGAAGAGGGCCAGTATTGTTCGGCAGAACCCGTCCCCGTTCCCGGTCGAGGGTGACTGGAAACCGCTGCCGTTCAAATACAAGAACGGGGAATATTTCCTGGATAAGGAGAAGGGGTTTGTATTCATGTGGATGAATCCAGTGGCCGGAAACAGTGATAAACACCCGTTCTTTGACGTGGCTCAGAACCCGGACACTACTTCCTGGAAATCCATCCAGGAATACCCGCTACTGGGCACGCAGCTTTTGCTTGCCAGGAAGATAGACGCAGACCTCATCGACGTAGATAAGCTGAAGGTGAAGCACCTGGATGGTGCAGACGGGGAGTTTACAGGCAGTGTTACCGCAACCGAAGGTTATATCGGTGCATTCAAGATAACCAACAGAGGACTTGAAAACGAAAAGGAAAATCCGACCGCGACATTGAGGATAGGCAAGGATGGCGGGAAGTTTTTTGAAGTGAATGTCTCGTCCGGGGCAATGTGCGGTATTCGTGGGGATGGGATTACGGCACTTAGTTTGGATGCCTACGGTGACCATTCAACCGGTGTAAGAGTGATGGCCCAGGCCGGATATGATACTTGCGCGATAGAAGCATTGGGTAATGTAGATTTGAATGCCAGGAGCGGTGAATCGGTAAGAATAAGCAGATTACGGGCTTCCGGATTAGCAGCGAATGTCCGCAATTTAGGCAGCAGTATGATGTCTGCCCCACCGAGCTATACGGTCAGTGATACCGATGATATTATCATATATGGAGGACCGGATATAAGCTTTGACCCTACCTTGTTTCTTCCAAGGTCAACTACTCCAGGCCGGATTGTATATTTGAAGAACCAGTTGAACCGGAATGTCTCAGTGAAAGGACCCCTGATGAATCCCAATAACAGAGGCACAACCACTGCTACTTCCATCAATCAAATATCCTGCTTTTTCGTTTTTGACGGTAGTCATTGGATTTATTTTTACTGTGGATAATGGTTATGTTGGATATGTTTTTAAGAATTAACGACAAGCTGCTGCATTTTCTTGCATGCCTTGTCATCACGCTGACAGTGGGTGAACTCTGTGCCGTTACGGCAGGTGTGACGAAAGAAGCCGCTGACTGGATGTACAGGAAGAACTGTAAGGTCGGTT